CGCTTAACGTATTCCATGTCTCGGATGCTGAGACTCCGTTCCAACGTGTGGACTGGAGGCTGTAAGCCGTTGGGGATACCGTTAAAGTTAAGTAAAGCGAGTTGTAACCAGCGCTGAAAGTCCAACCTTCCACAAAGCCCTGGAATTGTCCATTAGTAATATTTGCAGGCAAATTGGTGATATTGACTGGCATGCCCATAAAGACGTTTAGCAAAGCATCGCGATCGGTATCGTCAATTTCAGGATTGCTAATTGGGAAAGTAATGGACTTAAATTGTGCCTCTGGGAATGCTCTTAATGCAAGATAAAACTGAGCTTGAGCCAAGGCATCGGCTGAGTTTTCAAGTGATGTCGTAATCTGGTATGCCTGTTGACCATAAGTAGCAATAGATTCTGCACTAGATGCGGATTGTTGAGCATTAGCCTTGTAAGTAATTGTCACGTTATTTCGAACATCGCCTGAACGCTTTTGAGTACGGATACCGCGAGCCAAAGCGTGATTACCGGTTAAATCAACGTACCCATTCGTAGCAAGATAAGAATTGCGGTGAGTGCTGTCGGCATAATTGATTCGACCTTCTGCGTCCTCATAAATATAGCCAAGTCCAGAAGTTGCCAAGGACGCTACAAGGCTATACATGTCAGTTGTATTAGATGAGCGAGCGGTTAATTCGTAATCACCTGGTTGGTCGATTGTTCCTAATCCTGAGTTTTCAGCGTTTGCCCAGGTCGTGGTCGAATTATAAGTATTCCATTGGGTAGCAGCTGGAACCTCATTCCAAGTATTGAACAAGGCATCGCTGAGAATACTGTAAATCTGATTGCCGTCGTAATCCTTGCTTAAAACGCCCGTTGTGAGGGTTTTGGGCAGTTTAGACAAAGCACCCAAGGCAACTACCTTAATCCGCTCTGAAATAGCCGTAGAGGATGCCTGAGTGACTTCTACGTCGATGTCTGTGACATAGCCACCAAATAGATTTACAAAGGCTCCAGTTGAGTCTTTGACTTTAACAATGATCTGGTCATTGATGTCTATGACAATAGGCGAAACATCAAGATTGATAATCTCAACTGAGCAATAGCCTGCATAAGCCTGCGAATAGATATCTTGACGACCCGATGTAATCGTAAGATTACTTAATGTCAGGTTTGTGTAATCTCCACCGCCATTGATGGTTACTTGCCATTCAGGAGTGTATTGGGTCATGCTACTTGAAACGCTCCAACTCCACCGCCACCACCGCGAGCTGTTGAATCATTAATAATTTCAACAATCTGACGGGCAACGCCTTCCTTGTCAAAGGCTCCAGTTACATTGATGTTATAAATATTTCCAGAGTCAGCAGCTTCTGCCTTTCTGAATGAACCAACGTTAAATGAACCATTAATGACTTGACCAGCAGAAGCAGCAGAAGCAGCAACAGCTGCGATTGCAGATGTTGGACTTGTAGTTGTACTTGGAGTCGTGGTTGGGGTTGGAGTCGTGGTTGCTGGCTTGAAGCCACTTGGCAAGGATGCAGTTGGTACTGAGATTCCGGCGCTTGAAGCACTTGAACTTGTTCCACCTATCTTTGATAGATAAGGTAAATCATTGCCAATTTTAATCAAGTTAAGTCCGCGAATAACCAGGTTAATACCATCGATGGCTGTATTTAGCAAGGGCTTAATAGCTGCTAATACGTTGGAAATAAGATTGAGAACGGTGCTTGCAATAGATCCGATTACATCAAAAGCCTTGCCAATAACCGTTCCGATGATTGGAGCAGCCGCTTTAATGACATCAAAGAAAGCCTGAAACTCATCTTTGTTTTCAATGATAGTTGCTTTGATCTTGTCAAAAGCTGATCTCATGCCGTTAAAGATTGGAATGACCAGTCCTGAAATAGTATCTACAAGAGTTGTTAGGATTCCATTAACACCGGCAGTCTTGTCCTTATTGCTACCAAAAGCATCTGCAACGCTTTGAACAATTGGGATGACTTTAGTTGAAAAGAATGTAGTTAATTCTAAAACAATTGGGAGTAATGCCTCACCAATGGTTACTTTAGCGTTTTCAAGTTGCGCGGTTAAGATTCGCGTCTTATTGGCTAATCCATCAGATGTGCGCTCAAAGTCTCCCTGAGCTGCGCCAGTCTGCTTGTAGATCAATTCTTGAGCTGCTAATACCTTTTGTTGTGGCGTTAGTGCATTCTTGGTTGTGCTGATGATTCCCAGCTCTAAAGCAGCTTGACGCAATGAAGCATCATCAAGCAAAACACCATAAGCGCGTAGAGGCTCAGCCTCGCCACGTAGAGCCGATCCGATTGCGTTAATTGCTGCTTCTGGAGAAGTGTTATTAAACGATGCTAAGTCAGATGATAACTTGACAAAGTCAATCGAAAACTTAGAAAGGTCTTTGCCTGATAATCCAGCTGCTTTACCAAATGTTGCAAAAGTAGCAGCTGCGTCTAAGGCTTGCTGCTTAGTCTGTCCAAGGGATGAAGCAGCGCCATCTGCAAACTTCTCAATATCTTTGGCTGATTCGCCAAACAAAACACCAACCTTAGAGATAGTTTCAGATAGATCAGAAGCAGCTTTAACTGCATCGATACCGATCTTAACTGCAAAGGCACCTGCTGCAGCCGCTGCTGCTGCGAATGCTACGCCGGCTTTCTTACCAAAATCACTTAGTTTGCTAGCAGATGATTCGACATCGCCGTTTGCTTGCTTTAACTTTTTATTAAGATCATCAACGTCAGCAAGGATCGAGAGTTTAAGGGTTCTATTACCTGCCATTAGTCCCACTCCTTCAAAATACGATCAAACGCTGTTTCCCACTTTTGGATCAGCTCCGGTTGGATCTGACGCAAAGTCGGATAAATGAAATATCCAGAGTTGCCTCTGCCACGATTCGGAGTGCGGTTTGGGAACTGCTTAAAGCGATTCGAACCAAACTCCATACCGTAAAGTAAATCTAAAGTACTACCGCCACCAGAAAACTTTTGACGGGCAAAGCCGTAACTGAACTCACCGATTTTCGATGACTTGCTAATTACCACTCCGTCAGCAATACGGCGAGCAGCAGTCCCTGAAACCTGACGAGTCGCTGCTGTTTGCTTAATCTTGTCAGCAGCAAACTCAGCAAGTGCAGAACTTTCTTTCTTAGCAGCTTGGACGGCTTCATCGTCCATAGCCTTGAAAGCCCTGGTAATACCGCGTAGATCTGATTTGTCATAAGCGATCTTGACTTCATCTGCCATCCGATCGCTCCTTAATAATTTCTATTGCGGTTAATACATCCTCTGCCGTATCCCAGTATTGCATTGGTATCCCCGTCTCTATTGCTAGATTGACGAGGATCCTGCCTATGCTTCCTGGCTGGTGGCTTTTGGGGTATCGTCTCCAACAGTTACATCGGCAACTGTTTCAGACCAGATTTCAAAAGACTTAGTAGGCTTTCCAGCATTTTCGCGCTTGTGAGCGTGATAAGCCAGAAACATAAGATCCCACATACCAATCTTGTCGGTTGCTTGTGAGATCGTATGTCCGGTCGCCTTTTCCCATTTAGCCCACTCTGGTGGCTGTGCATAATATGTTGCTTCGTCTCCAGAGTTATATTGAATTGTTATTCCAAGTTTCATCTTTGCTCCCGTTTGTTAGATGTTATGCTGAGAATGTATCGGCTGGTGTGCCGACGACTGTAAGTGTCCAAGAGTCAGTCTGAGCGCCTGGGGCAGCTCCGCCGACAGTTGGGAATACAGGTAGAACGTTGCAAGTAAATACAGCGCCTGTTGCAGCTGTTAGTGATACTGCAAGAGTTGTGTTTGGTGCTGTATCAGCAGCAGTCCACATTGCTTCGAATAGTGATGATGATGCACCCCAGTCAGCAAGCAACTCTACGTTAAGAGTCCACTGATCATCCGTGTGCTTGTAAGCCTTACCGTCCAATGTCTGAAAAACATCGATCGTTGGGCTGTTTACGAGTGTGACGCTAGTTGTCTGCGCATCATAGTTAGTTGATGCGATAGTCAGAATTAGGTCGCGACCCGTGATAACTGTTGTTGCCATTGGGTTTCTCCTTATGCCGTCTGCGTGTACCAGGTGGACACGCGTATGTCCGCGACTAGCAAGTTACTAGCGCCTACTTGTGTAACTGTTGGTCGATCTACTACCTGGACATCGTATCCAGCCGGTATAACCGCCACAACGCTTGTGATTAGTTGTTCTATGTTATCAAGACTTGCAGGGTTGCTGTTATAGGCAACGCAGCAGGTAATGGTGTAATTCAACTTGCATCGAAAGGTGCTCTTGCCAATAGTCTCAAACTCCATATAGGGAGAGTCCGGAACGAGAACTACAGCAGGAGCCGGGATCTGCTCTGGAACGTAACTAAATACGTTTGCAGCAACACCGGATAAAGCTGTGGCAAGAGGAGTACGAACCGCTGAAAGAATTGTGCTTGGCATTATTGAGCCATTGTTTCAACGTCAATATATGGACCAAGTAAACCGACTACGCGATTAAATAAGCTGCGTCCCATACGGTAAGGGCTTGGTGCAAAATCTACGCCTTC